AATAGCGTAATGGTTGGATTTTCTCCAAGCCCACGTATTTACGCACGGTACTACGACATGGATAACAAAGGAACTGCGAGCGGTGGCGATGTTGAATTGAATGTGAAGCCAGTCACTCCAAATCTTAGAATTCTTTACCATGAGCATATACCGTTCCCGAGCGAAACGGAGTTTGTTTTTGAGGGTACTGAATACACCAGCTATCCATACGCGGGTACTTTGGATAATCCCTACAACCCAACAAAGGATTTGTGTTTCGGTATTCCACGCGAGCTGTACTATCAATCCGATGAAACTACGGGAGCGATTTACCGGTACACCAACAACAACCTATTCAATCGTTTTTGGTTGGATTACGTCAACCTATACACTAACAAAGACGCGAAGAAAGTCAAGTTATTTGTACAGCTTACACCGGTTGATGTGTTGAACCTGGACTTTAGGAAACCGATCTACATCAATGGCACTTTGTTTTACCTTTTGTCAGTAAACGATTACGATGCAAACAGCGATGAAAGTACAAGCATCGAGCTTTTGAAAGTATTGGATTTAGCACCATTCACGCCAACCGTGTTTACATTGACCGGTGGTATCGGTGCATTTATTTCAGACGAACCCAAACCCCAGCTAATAACAGAATAATGGCAGACATAGAAAGAGATATAGTTTTACGAGTAAAGTCGGAAACGGACCAAGCCCAAGGGCAATTCAAGAACTTGAAGCAAGAGCTCAAATCGATTGAAAACGAGTTGAACAAGATGGCCGCTGCCGGGCAAACTGGGACGGCGGCCTTCAATAAATTGCAACAGAGAGCAGGTGAGGTAAAGGATCAGATCGGCGATACAAAGAATGCGATCAAAGCTTTGTCATCCGATACGTTCAAGTTGGACGCGTTCGCCCAAGGAGCCCAAGGTATTGCCGGTGGGTTCGCAGCTGCGCAAGGTGCCATGGCCTTGTTTGGTAGCGAGAACAAAGCGGTTGAGGAAGCGATCAAGAAAACACAGGGCGCAATGGCATTGCTCCAGGGTGTGACTGCAATCACAAACATCCTTCAAAAAGATAGCGCGTTTTCGTTAGCATTTTTAGGTAAGGCGCAAAAGGCCAATGAAGTTGCAACAGAAGGCGGAACAAAAGCAACGAAAGGATTTTCGAAAGCATTGATCGCTACCGGTGTTGGTGCGTTAGTTGCTGCGCTAGGTTTTCTTATTGCAAACTTCGAGGATGTAAAGAAGGTTGTGCTAAACCTTATGAAGCCATTTGATGGTATCATTGCCAAAGTACGTGACTTCTTACACACCATTTCTTTCGGATTGATTGACGATGCTGCAACGGCAAAGACAAAAGACAACGCCGAGCAAACGGTTGAAGCCTTCAATAAAACGAAGGATGCCATGAAGGAAGCCGAAAAGGTAATCGAGCGCAGAATTGAATTGGCCAAAGCAGAAGGAAAGAGCGCAAAAGAAATCTACAACCTTGAAAAGCAACTTGCTGATCTACGTTTGCAGAACTTGAAAGCAGAACAAACAGCCCTACAAACAAAGGTAAAGGCCGGCAATGCTACCGACGATGAAAAGAAACGCATTAAAGAATTGACCACTGAAATTGCTGATGCAAATAACAAGCGGTTGATTCTTGATGCAAACTACAAAAAAGCACTGGACGATGCCAATAAAAAAGCACGTGAAAAAGCAGAATCGGACGCGAAAAAAGCTAAGGAAAAAAAGGATAAAGATGAGGCTGATTTAAAGAAGAAACAAGAACAAGATGCGAAGGATTTAGAAGATCGTAGAAAAAAAGAATTTGAAGATAGCATCAAGGCAAACGATGCCTATTACGCCCATTTGATTGCAACCGCCCAGCTGAATGACCAAGAAACGGAAACGTTGGAAATTCAGAAACTTGAAAAGCAAATTGAGATTGAAAAGAAATTCGGAAACGATACCACCGCGTTAGCCGATGAAGTTGCTTTAAAGAAAAAAGGTATAAAGGATAAAGAGCTCGAAGCTAAAAAAGAGCTAACCGACAAAGAGCTTCAAATGGATATTGACGCTCAAAAGACGTCGCTTCAATTAGCCTTGGAAAGTGAACGCCTAAAGATTGACAAGAAAAAAGAACTTGCAAAGCAAGCGTATTTGGATGGCATTATTTCTCAAAAAGAATACAACGATACGATCAATAAATTAGATCAATCGGCAGCTGATAAAAGAGCTATGATATTCAAGTTTGCAGTTGAGCAAACACAAAAAGCGTTTGCAGCCGTTGCTGCTTTCCGAGAAAACCAAATGAACCAAGAACTTCAGATGGCGAAAGGGAATGAAAAGGAGCAAGAAGCCATTAGAAAAAGATACTTCGAGCAGAATAAGAAGGTGCAAATTGCCGAGGCTATCATTCAAACAATTGCCGGTGTGCAAGGTGTATTTACTTCAACTTCCAAAAGCCCAATTACAGCCGCCTTCCCGGCAGCGCCTTACATCGCCGCAGCTTCAGCACTTGCAACCGGATTGGCAAACGTGCAAAAGATTAGGCAAACACAATTCCAAGGCAGTGCCTCACCAAGTTCTTCAGGTAGCAATGGACCAGCCATTAACTCACAACCGTCTTCCAATGCCGGTAGCACTCCAACAATTGGAAGCACACAACTGCAACTTGATGCGCAAGGTAACCTTCAACAATCGGTTAGAACCTACGTGCTTGAAACCGATATTTCGGACAAGCAGAAACGATCACAAAGACTTTCACAAACCGCAACATTAGGAAAATAATGGAACTACCAATTTACAAATTAGTCATCAATCCCGAGGATGAAGAAACCGGGGTTGAGTTCGTGGCACTGGTAAACACACCAGCCATTGAGCGAAATTTTCACGCGTTCAAATCGCATAAGTTCACCGCCGATGAAGAGAAAAGAATCGTGACCGGTCCGTTAATGATTCCCGATCAATTGATTTATCGAAGGGATAATTCCTTTGGGGAATACTACGTGACCTACGATGCTGAAATGGTGAAGAAGATCGCTGAAAAATTTATGCGCGATCAAAATTCCAACAACGTAAACAAGGAGCACAAAGAGCCGGTAGATGGAGTGTTCATGTTTGAAACCTTTTTAAAGGATTCGAGCCGTGGCATTTCAGCACCAAAGGGATTCGAGGATTTGCCCGAGGGCACGTGGTTTGGAAGCTATAAAGTTTATAATAATGATATATGGAGTCAAGTGAAGGACGGCACGTTCAAAGGATTTTCCGTTGAGGGTGAGTTCTTGCACGTATCGCACACCGAGAACTTTTCTAAGAACGTGGAAATCACCACGATATTGGATGAAATCATTTCGTTGTTGTAACTATTTTCTGTCACTTTTTACCCTATTGTAATACTATTGATAAAGTCAAATTTATGGACATAAAAGCAGAATTGTTAAAGATCAAATCTTACTTGATGTCTTCAGAATTGCCTACTGATACTACCGTAGAAGTTGGAGAAACGCCCGCCGTTGAGCACAACTTTGCAGAATACGAAACTGCTACCGGTGTTAAGGTGAAGATTGACGGAGAAATTGCCGTTGGTGTTCCAGTTGTTGCAATTGCAGAAGACGGTACAGAAGCTCCCGCCCCTGATGGTGAGCACGAAATTATTGGTGTTGCTAAGATCGTTGTTAAAGACGGTTTGATTGCTGAAATCATGCCATTGGAAGAAGAGCCAAAGGTTGAGGTTGAAGTTGAATTGGCTGACGTTATGCCAGTTGTTGACATCACTGCAGAATTGCAAGATCGCATTGTGAAGCTTGAAGGTAAGCTAGATGAATTGATGAAGAAGTTTGAAGGAATGACTAAAGCAACTGAAGCCATGACTGCCGTTGTTGAAGAAATTTCTACCCTTCCAACCGCCGAGGTTTCCAAGCCCGCATCGTTCACTTACTTGTACCCAAAGAGCAAGCAAAGCGCAAACATTGACAAATTTTTTCAAGCACTAAAATAAAAAAAAATGGCTTTTTCACTTACCGGATTAACTGGATACGTTAATCAAAACACACTACCATTGATGACCCGTGCCGTATTCGGTGCAAAGTCAATTTCAATGGCAAACAAAATGGTTGGACTTAAAAGTACTTCCGCTATCAATATCATGGAAACTACCGCTGCATTTGCTTACGGTGTTACGTGTTCTTTCGCTGATAACGGTACGACTACTTTCAGCCAACGTAACATCGCTGTAAAGCATATCAAGGTTCACGAAGCTTTGTGTCCTAAAGCATTGGAGCAAACTTGGTTACAGCACCACCTTCCTCAAGGTTCTTTGTACCAAGCTATCCCATTTGAAGAAGCGTATGCAAACCAAAAGGTTGCTATGATTGCTCGCAACTTGGAGTCAATTTCTTGGATTGGTGATGGTGCGAACA